GAGCCTTGTTCGTAATAAGGAGGTTGAGTAAACTTCTCCATTGCTGGGTTCTTCAGTTTACCGCCAACAAACTCTACAATCTGTGTGCTTCCATCTGCAGAATTAATAAATGTTTTAAAGGTTACAATACTGTCTTGTTGTGGTTGTTGGCCTTGATTGTTAAAAGTAGAGCCACCAACTACAGAATACTTAGAAGGATCAAAGGTAGAAGTTGGAGTAGGAGTACCTGCAAGGCCAGCCTGATTGAACCCTTGCATCATACCGCCTTGATTGGCTTGTACTGGTGCTTGGCCCATGTTCTGTTGTACTTGTTGAGGGGACAGTGGCTCTCCACCTATCCTACCATTCTGTTCCATTCCTTGCAAGCCTGATTTTGCTTGGTTACGGAGATCCTCAAAGAAGTTCACTCCATAGAAACGAAGAACGTCAGCAGGGACTACGTACTCACCCTCAGATAACATAGCAGGGATATCATCCCTGACTTCTTTAGCCATAGAACCAGGAGGGATCTCATTACCGGAAACAGGGTCTCTCTTCATGCCATCATCTTTGATGCCGCCTTGCTTCATGAAAGCCATTTCCATCTGATTGTTCATTACTTCCCCGCCTTGATTAAACTTTAAAGACTTACTTCTTTCTATCGCAGACTTTATTGCATCTTTTTTACTTTTATGGACACTTGTGGGTTCTATGACTTCCGCATCTAACATCATCCTAAGAGTGTCATCGTCATAAGAACGACCATCAAAAATAGTGGGTATGTTAATCCACTTACCTTTATATTTAAAGGTAGTAGACTTCTCAGACACCATTTCACCATCAGGTGTTTCGTATACCTCACGACCAGCCTGAGTCTTTTTCCCTATAGATTTACCTACTTCAGCCATTTACTTTTTCCCTGAGGTACTTAAGTTTATTTAAACAAGCTGCTTGTCCTTGTAGCCTGAACAGATCCTCTACAGAAGCTGCTTGCTCCATCTGTCTGTGCACTTCATTGAGCCTGAAGTTAATCTCTGCAAGAAATGACTCCCAGAGATCTTTGTTGTTCACTAAAGGTTTTAGATTATCCATTACTGAGCTGGGCCTTGTCCTGTGTTAGCTGAGAAACCAGGCTCACCAGGCGTAGGAGCCGTTCCTGTGCCCATTTGTCCTCCACCGGACCCTTGGGTATCCTGAACCTGTACCCCTGCTGGAGCACCCTGAGGACCGCCCTGAGGAGGTACTGGAGGTGGAGGGTTCTCAGCTTGGAACTTCTTGAGGATCTCAGCCTGAATTGCTGCATCGGTCATAGAGTTTGCTACCTTGTCAGGATCAAGATCCATAGAGCTTGCAATCTCACGGATAATATAATCCATTTTAGCAAACGGTGCAAGAGCTGGGTTCTGTACGACACCCAAGAATTGCATCAGTCTCTGGCTTCGTACTTCATTAGCCATCAGGGACTGAGTACCCTCAGCCTTAACTTCTAGGTCACCCTTAATCTCAGGATCGAAGTCAAACTGCATGTTGAAGCTAAAGAAGGCTTTGCCCAAAGGTGACAGCAGGTAGTCATCAATGTTCTTGACTACTGTACGGATAGATCCGTTAGCAGCAGACATGAGCATAGAGATACCAGAGGCTGTACGGCCCACACCACTGACGCCTGTCTGACCGTGTGCAAAGGATGGGAAACCAGTAGATTCATCAGCAAGGACACGAGCCTTGTCAAACATCTGCATATTCTCGTTGCTGACGTTAGGGAACTTGGTGCCGAAGATGCTCTGCCCTGGGGCACCCCCTTGTCTTCTAAAGACTTTTCCTGGGTAGATAGACATATCTTGACCTGGAACAAGGTTGGTTTCGTCTACTTCAATAATCAAGTTACCAGATAGTGCAGCATTATCTACAGACATCCTCATGAAACCGTTCATAAGGGTCTGGGTGTCATCCATGTTCTCAGCAATACCGATACCGAAAAGAGAGTAAGGGTTTACTTCAAAAGGAACTGCGTAGTAGGGAAGGATGGCTGGTGTGAATGGGTTCATCACAAGACGTAGAACTTGACCGTTACAAATCCAAATGTTGACAGCAAGTTGTTCCTGATCCTTTAACTCTTTCGGGATCTCAATGTCGTGATCCTCTAGGATGTCAATATCAACGTAACCCCAGAACTCAAGAACATTAAATCTTTCAGACTTAGTTTCTTGGTCTGCATCTTCCATGACCTGTTCCCACCACTCTTTAGTGTAGGACTCACCCATGTCGATTGCTGTATCAATAGAGTTAGAACGGAAGAAGGGTCTTCTCTTTAGTGCTCTCATTTGAGAACGAGACATCTTGTGACGTTCAATGATGTACTCAGCTTCATCCATGTTGTTAGCATCTGGATCAGGGTAGAAGTTCCAGATAGAAACAGAAGACGTTTGAGGAATAGTCTTAAAGACTGGGCTGTAGGTTCCGTCATCGTCCCAGTTTGGGTACTCTTTATCAAGAGCAAATGGACCCTTCATAACACCAGTACCAAACAAGGCACACTCAAAGGCTGTGGTACGTAGTTGTTTCTTGGCGTTAGACTCTTCTAGCTGGTCATGGATCTTCTTTTCCATTTTCTTAGAGGCTACAAGAGCTGGGTGAAAGGTAACCTGAGATGGTGTTGTACCTGGGCCATCTTTAAGGTCATCCATGACCGGAGCAAGTTTAGCCTTCATACCACCTAGGCGTTCACGTAGGTCAATGACAGTCTCGCCTGGTCTCAGCTTTGTGTCTTCAGGAGCAAGCTCTGGGCCACCACCTGTAGCTTGTTTGATCTGAGGGTTTGACTCAAAGTGTACTGACTCAGCTACACCATCAGGAAGTGTAGTAGGATTAATAGAGATAGGGAACTTATGGGAACCAAAGAGAACGTCTACGATCTGACCATAAGCAGCAAGAACTTTAGTCTTCGTCACCTTAACAAAGATCTTACTCTTCTCAGTAGAAGTAAACTGAACATCTGGTCCGTAGATACCACGGTAGTTTTGATAGCCTTTGATCCATCTCTGTTCGTCAGAGTAACGTGCTTTCTCAGCTTTAGAAAACCGTTCCTGAACAAAGCTAGTGATTGTACCTACTGTAAGGTCTTGCTCACCTTCTTTGGAATCCTCAGCATAGGACGAAGACTCTTCATCAATGTAAAGCTCGTCTGATTCGTAGATGTCATCTTCTTCCATAGGTTATTCCTTAATATCCAAAAGTAGGATCAGAGGCTTGAAAGCCTGTTCGTTGTGATGCTGGATCAAAGTCAAAGACATTGCTTCTTGGTCTTGTTTGAACACCGTACCTCAGTGCATCGTACAAGTGATCCTCTGAGTGTGTGTCTACGTCCTCAGGGTTTTTCTTATCCAGTGGGATGGAGGGTAGCTGAGAAATAATATTCTTACAATGATCAAATATAACAAGTCTTGGTTCTTCTGTAAAGTCATCAATCTGCAAACGTCTGTGTATTTCGTTCTTACCTGCTACACGAGAACCTCTGGATCTGTCTGCTGGTCTCCAACGACAACCCTTAGTAATCATTTGTTCTGCTAGACTGGGGCCAGTGTCCCCTCTATTGTGCCAGAGGGAGGAGTCAAGAACACCATAACGGATCTTTTCCCCTTCCTCTAACTCCAAGATCATGTCAGCCAAGTCTGTCGCAAGTATTTTAGATACATATAGCTCTCTGTAGACAACTAGCTGTTCCGACCCTGGAACCACTGCAAACCATAGGACACCCGTGTAAGAGCTGTAGCCGTAGTCACATGCTCTGAAACGAACCCAACTAGCTGGGATGTCATAAGGCTCTGATACGTGAACCCTACGGTTAAACTCAGGAAAGGCTGCACCTTCGTTAATATCCCAATCACCTTCGAGCAACTGTCTTCTTTGGTGCTCAGGGAGGGATAGGAGGTTTGCCTCGTACATACCATCTTCTGAGAGGTATGGGTTATCAAATAAAGTAGCTGGAATAAACTTACGTTTAAAGAGTGGTTCATTTTCCCTGCTGTGACCAACAGGCCAACGGATCGTTTCACCATTCTCATCTGTAGCCCAGAATGCTTTATTAGGTGTATTCGGGTCAATGAAAGTCTTTTTTACCCATTGGTGCCCAGGACCACCAGGGTTTGAGGTTGCTCTCATGTAGAGAGGTAGCCCACTTGCCTTTGTTGCCCGAAGCCGAGAACGCATATAGTTCCACGCATAGGGCGTAGGCCATTGAGTTAATTCATCAAATCCAATCCAGTTGAAGGCTTGGCCTTGGTATCTCATAACATCGTCATCACGGTCAAGGTAAGACATCCAGAGTGTGGACCCATTAGGGGCAACCCAAGTCTTATCTCTTTCCATGAACTTAATACCTGGGATGGCTCTTGGGTATAGCTGTTTGGATACAGATATAAGTTCTCTTAGCTCTTCAGTACTTCTACGTACAATAAGCATTCTGGCGTGAGGATTACTGAAGTAACGTACTGGGTCAGCAATTAGACTATAGCTCTTACCGCCACCAGCTGCGCCGCCATACAATACTTCTTGTTCAGTGGCGGCTAGGAAGCTGGTCTGAGGACCAGGATTAGGTTCAAAGATAATGTCTCTCTGAACTTCTTCAACTTCACTCTTCTGTGCTTCCAGTGTCGGACCAACCGTCACCAAAGATTCTTTTGGTACCTCTACCACCGAGTCTTTGCTTTTCGATTTTCTCCGCCTTCCTTGACGCCTCTTCGTACCTTTTGGCATACTTGCGGTAGCTGGAAGAGGCACGTCTTCTCTTTTCTTCGATCCTGACACGTTTGTCTAACCCTACATGTGAGATATACCTGCCAGATTGATCACTCAGCCACTTGGCTACTTGCCTTAGACTGTAATCTTTCAGGAATAACTTTGCTTTTTCTAAAAGTTCTAATTCTTCTGGGATAGGTATTAGTAGGTCTATATCTTCTTCGTCTTGTTTGTACCCGAATGGTACATGTCTTCCTACCCTAATGATAGGATACCACTCACCGTTTTCTCCTCTGAGTGGTACCTGCCAGTCTACGTCAGTTGGGTAAGTATTCTTTGAAGCCCTAGCAGTCTTAACCTTAGGCATCTGAGTCCTTAGAAGGTAGAATAAAGAGAGGTTCTGCTGACTTAACCTCTACCTTCTCTGTCTTAGTAAATCCTGCTCTGTCCAAGATGTCTTTAGCAGCCATCATCTTCTCTTTGACACCTAGATCAGTAGGGTCAGCCATTACACTAAACATTGTGTAAGCAGCCTTTGTAGATGACTGAGCAATAAACTTCTTAGTCAGATCAGCAATCTCGTCAGTCAAAGAGTTGACAACACTTGTTGAAGACACAGCATCAGAGTAACCCGCAAGCTTCTTAGCTTTCACCGGATCACCCTTAGCTTCTTCAAACAGAACATTCAAGAATGCTTGCTGTTTCTCAGTTAGTGTTCTTCCCATAAACTGTACGCCTTATTTCAGTACGTGAAATACCTATATCACGTAACTCTTTATTCGACATATTCTGGAGAATCCAGAAATCTGCCCGTCTTTGTTGACCTTCTTGAATTGATCTTAGTGCGGTATTAGCCCATTCTTTAAACATATTAGTCTCCGTTAGGTTTACAAGTAGCTTGCTTAGCTACCGGAGACTAGTTATATAAGTTTAGTTATACCATACTACAGACAATAATGCAACCCCGTTACCCTACTGGAACAAAGGTCTCTGTTACAGTAAGGATAGTATCAATATGACCAGGAGAAACGGGAACGTTTTGTATCTTGTCACCCGGCTGTAGTACTAGGTCAATGTCGGAGAAAGTAACGTAATCACCTGCATTTAGACTCTTGCCTGACAGAAAGTGAGACGTGTAGTCATCAGCTGCTACATACCATTCTACATCTACAGAGTTTGTACTTCCACCGCCATTAACTATGTGGATGAATGTAACCTCAGCTACACAGTTAGCAGGGCATGTATATACAACCTCTGTAGTATCGCCATTGTTGTGACCCCACACAGAACGCATACGTGCTGGTTTACCCTGATTGAGTACACTCATTTCTTTTTCATTACCTTCTTAGCAGTCTTAACTACCCAAGCCTCATTAACCTCAGTAGTTGGGTCATCAGCAATGAAGTGACCATTCTCGTCCCGTGCTCTTTCAAGAACAGGATCAGGAGTAGCCTTGACCTTAGGTTGTGGTTTCTTCTTTGGTTTATCCTCACCCGCCAAGAAGTCTAGGACAGCAGCATCTTTAGTCTGCCACTCCCCATAGATTTTCTCTGCAAGGACATCACCACGAGGGCTCAGAACTCTATCACCTTCAAGTTTAAACATGATTAGTACTTACCCTCTACACCAAACTTCTTCTTGTGATCTGCAATCGACTCTTCCTTGTACCGAGTCGTATATTTCTTATCTTTCCAAGTAAAGGTAGCCTTACCAGACTTACGGTTTCTAGCAAAAGCTTTACCGAATGACTCGTTAGTAGCTGGTCCTGCTGCAGGACGTTGCTTGGGTCTAAGTGACTTTTTAGGTGCAGTCTGAGTAGGAGCATTCTTCCTAGTCTCTGCTGCCTTCTTGTTTGCATCAGATGTTTTCTTGGTGGTCTTCTTCAAAGGTGGTTTCTTATCTGCTGGTTTCTTATCATCAGAAGGAGCAACAACTACCTCAGGTGTAGCTGTATCAAGAGCACCGAGTTTTGTGGTTGGTCCTCTCATAACTTTAGGGTTCATACCCACAATGCGAGAACCACTTGGTCTACTTGGAGCATTTGGATTAGGTGTGATATCCTTCATAGGACGGCTAGGCCCAGAACTATTACTACCTGAACGAGGAGCCTTAGGTCTACCTACACTTGTGCCAGGCTTTGGTCTTGCAGTTGTAGAGGGAACTCTGGGCTTAGAACCAGAACTTGAACTTGCTGGAGGCTTGGGTGCAGTTCTTGGTGCTGCAGGGGCAGTGTTAGTTCTTGCTGCTGGTGGTTTTGGACCACCTGAAGGAACTTTTGGATTTGGTGGTTTAGCAACCCTTGTCTGTTTTAAAACATTTGCTACATTACTAACCGTAACATTTTGAGGAGGTTTTTTAAGCTTTTCAACTTGTGTCTTACTAAGCTTTTTAGCCCCTCTCTTAACTAAGAGATCAAGTACTTTTTTAGATACGACCCGAAGAGCTGTTGCTCCGAGCATTACGACTACTGGTGCTGGCATTGTATTTAACCCTTATAAGATGCGCCGCATGGTGCCATGCCGCCTTTGCTGTAACCTGTTTTAGACATACCACCTTTTTTGTAGCCCATTTTCTTAGCTACTTTAGGTGCTGCTTTCTTAAGGGCTTTCATACCCGCATTCATTGGTTTCTTAGCCATCATGGTTTAATCCTCTTCTTTAATCTCAATATCTGTTGTGTCCCAAGCTTGACAGGACTTTTCTTGACTACATAAAAAATTGAACTTAGTGCAAGCACCTAGCCCAGCCTTCGCCTTTAAAGATTTAAGAGTACGAGCACGATTATCAAAATACTCACAATTGCCACAGGTCTTAAGCTCAGCTACCTTAACAGGCTTATCCCATGCTTCTGCAAGCTCTTTGGCGGTTGCACCGTACATCCAGTACTTCTCAGCACGTTCTTTGTTCTTTGGGTCTACCTCAGGTACTTCCCCAACCATTAAGCCAATGCTCATCATTTCGTAGTCCTATACTTAGCTGTTTTACTCGCAATCTTCTTAGGTTGTGCAACGAACTGCTTACCTGCTTTAGTGCCTTTACGTTTTGCTGCACTTGTAGCTGCGTATTCTGCTGGTGATAGAGCAGCTCTAGCTTTCTTGGGGAGATACCTTTCCCCAGTAGCTTTTGCACCTTGGGTAGAGGGTTTACCTGACTTGGTACCCCACTTCTCTTTACCCCAGTTCTTCAAGCTTTTTTGAGACTTAGACAAGGCCATTTAACAACAATCACAACCACATTTACATCTACGATTAATAATAGCTTTAGCTAATCTTTTCAAGTAACCCATCATGACTTATATCCTCCGCCTTTGGCTTTGTATTGTTTTGCTACCATCTGTGCTTTACGAGCTGACCACTGCCCAGGTTTACCACCCTTAGATCCTGCCTTAACAGTGGATACAAGGTTCTTACGCATTGTTGGTTTAGTGTAGTTACCTGCTGCATTAACAGTGCCACCCTTAGCCATACCCGTGCTGCTTCTCTTAGCTTGGATAGCTTCGCCTTGTTTGACAGCATCAATACGTCTTGTGTACAACTTTCCAGTTTTACCCCAACGGAACTTCTGTCTTCCTGTCTTAGGATCTTTTACCTTCTCTACTGGCATTATATCACCACTTTACTTTGTTGGCCCAATAGGCAGCAGAAAGCTTACCCTTCTTGATGTTCTTACCGTGCCTAGCCTTGAAGCTTGCACGTTTCTTCTTCATGCGATCAGATTCACCAGCCTTGGGCTTACCTGCCGTTGAGGCTCCCTGCTCACCGAACCGGATGAGCTTAATGGTTTCACCTTCTTTGGCAAGGACTGCGTGAGACTTTGACGGGTGCTTAGGGGTACGTTTGGGCTTGTTGTAACCTGCAAACTTCTCTCCTCTGTACTCGATAGCCATTACGCCCTGCCTGCCTTACTGTTACGAGGAAAGCTACGATTAGCCTTCTTAGTAGACACTCGTAGGTTCTTCTTAGAATTATCCTTAGGATTACCGTTCTTATGGTCTACATCTTTACCATCATTCTTCTTAACGGCACCCTTCTTTTCCATAATACGTCTTGCAGCTTTACGGGAGGCGTTAGCTGCTAAGTTAGACTTAGGAGAATTTAACTGCTGAGCACGTTCTTTTTTATAGTTTCGGGTTGTCATTACCACTTACCTTGTTTAACGCCTAGGAAGTACAAAAGGACTATTAGACCCCCAACACCTGCTAGTGTTACTGCAATACCCACAGACCAGTTAATACATTTTTCTATGAACTCTTGCTTCTTATAGACTAGCTCACGTTGTTCCTTACGTTGCTGTGCCTCTATTCTTACTATCTCGTCCCAAGCACTAGGGCCGTAGGTGAATGAAATGTGTCTCTTTAGTTCTTCCCTCATCTCTTTGAGCTTTTGTTTTTGAGACCATATGTCTATAGCATTAGACTGAGCAGGAGTAAACATCTTATACATTGGAGGGTTTTTAGCTTTTTCCTCCAAGAAGTCCAAGTCACTTACAGCTTTAGACCACTGAGATATGGTTCCAGCCATTCCACTGATCTCACGACCTACAGCTACAGCTTTCTTGATGCCATTGTAAGCTGCTGTAGCAGTAGCCATAGCCGTAATAGGATCAATCATTTGAACTTAACCTCTATAGGGCATACATAGTTATAACTTACTCTGTACACTCTGTCGTAAAACAAACCATTCTTAGGTAACCCACAGTCGTAGTAACAATACTGAAACAACCTGTTACCACTTTCAGTCCATGCGTGATTGAACGAGACAAAGGCCAACACGCACAACAAATCTATTTCTCCATCGGACCTATAATAGAGTTGTGGTCACGGTTTATATACTTAAGGTCATTCTCTATGAGAGCTACACGTTGTTGTAGTGCAGTAATACCTGAGATGGTACGAGTTAAAGCATCTAACTCCTGCCATAACTCCTCTACATCAGCCCATACGTACTGTATTTCTACGTTATTACCTGCGACATCACGTTTAAGGTTTACGTTGTCTTCAATAGCCATACGTGAGCCAAGCTGACTTACTGTCTCTTCTAGGTTAGAAATAGTAGCTGCTTGTTGGGATACCCACCATACGCCAGCTGCAAGCTGTGCAGCCATAGCAATCACGAGGGCTACAGGTAACTTTAAGTTTTCCATTACCGATTCCTTAGAGACTGCTCTATATTATCTAATTTGTTGAA